TTCTTTTCTTGCTAGGATTTCCTCAGGGGATAATCCTGCTAAAATTCCTTGATTGTCTAGTCCCATATTAATTTAAATTGTTATTTTATATACCCAACACAACAAAAAGACGGATATTCTATTATTCTAGAATATCCGTCTCAGAGAAGTTTCTCTTTTTTGGTAAATTAACCAGAAATTTTATCTGCAGCTACTTTAGCTTGTTTTACCACAGGGTTTTCTAAAGCAGTCTTCCTGATGAACTGGTCAAAGTTTCCACCAGAGAATTCATCAACTATAGGTTTAACTGCTTTCAGAAGTGCTTCAGAAAACTTATCCATCTTTAGATTCTGATTTTTTTCCCCAACATAATAGGTAAAGAAAAAATCCGATGAATCTCCCTTCGAATTTTCAAATCTGTCATTAGCAGATTTATCTGGGCTGGCACTGTTTACAGGGAAAAAATTCTTCCCAATCAGCTTAAGAGCCTGAGCAATTTCAAATCTAGTCCGATTGTCAATTTTTCCATATACCTTTTGAATGTTAGCAAAGCTAAGACCAGTAGGTTCTGCATCTTTATTCTCCTTATATCTCTTCATTATCTCATCGATAGCAGTCTGGGCTTTCTTAGGATCCCATGGTGCTGCTTCGTTGATGGCCTGAACAAAAGAGTTAAAATCTGATAAATTTTTCATTTAGTTTTAATTTTTAAGTTTATAGGAATTGATCCTGCCAGTAGTCTGCCTTCCAGCTAGTTTCTAGGGTGTAGAGGGTTTCACCTGCATTATAATCTAGATTCATTGGATTGATGTTTGCTGTCAAGAAACAGTTGTTTAGACTAATTCTTCTGAAAACGTCTCCCTGCTTGTTGAAGATAGAAACCACGATAGATCCAACATAGTCCTTCTTTATACCCATTGCACCTGTCAGTGGATTGTAGATTAGATCCGCCCATTGTCTCATGATTTTATACACGATCATCGAGTTCTGTTCGTTTAAGTTCACCTCAAATTCTACGTTGAATGCAACTGAAGTATCTGCCGGAGCACCTCCTGCATATCTTCTCTCTGCAAACTTGTAGAACTGGCTAGAAACTCCGCCCGGTTGAATATCAACTGCAAGTCCAGAAATTTTCTTCACCTGCTGGGTTAAAATTCCCTCTCCTTTGAATCTAGTGTTAGCTAAAGTAACGCTAGCTGGTGGGGTAATTAAAACCTCAAATTGGTTAAGGTAAACTGGTTCGTATAGTTTTACGCCTGCCGCTGAGTTTGTAAAATGTGGTAATCCTGCCATTTCTCTTTGTTATTTTATAGGAATTGATCGTCCCAGTAGTCTACTGCCCAGGTCATAGTAACGTTATAAATATCAGTAGCCTGATAATCTAGCTCCATTACTGTCAGGGGAGAAGTTGGGAAGCAGTCTTTACAGGTAATTCTTCTAAATACATCACCCTGTTTATTAAAGACTGAAATAACAATAGATCCAATATAGTCTCTCTTCACGCCCATTGCACCTGTCAGAGGATTGTAGATCAAATCTGTCCACTGTCTCAGTGTTTTAAACACATACATCGAGTTAGCATCGTTTAAGTTGACTGTAAAACTAAGAGACAGATCGAATACTGTCCGATCTGGCTTTGCACCAGCATAGTTTCTAACTGCAAACTTATACCTTTGCTCGATCGGTGCAGGTGTCTTATCAACTTCTAAACCGCTGAGGTTTGTTACCTGCTGAACAAGAATTTGGCCGCCCAAAACCGGTCCTGGAGGGGTAATTAGAACCTCAAACTGGTTGAGGTAAACAGGTTCGTAATTGTTTATCCCAAACAGTGAATTTTGATAATGTGGTAATCCAGCCATTTAGTTCGTTTTCTTATTTTCTATATTTATCCGATTCTTCCTGATGCTAAAAAATTATCAATTACGCAAACTGGATGAATCCTCCTGCTGCGATACCTCCGGTTCTAGTAACAGTAATTCTGTTGATGAACTTCTGGATTCCTCTAGCAGGTTCAAGAATTACGTCGATGATACCGATATTTTGATCGATTACTGAAGGAGGGTTGTTTGAAGCATCCATGATTACTTGGTAAGCATAAATTCCTCCACCAGATCTAACTCCGTCAAGGTAGTTGTCCACCAGAGTCTTAATTTCAAGTCTGATAGAATCCTCGTTGAAGTCGAATAGGTAGTTAGAAAGAATTTGTTCTACGTCGTTCTCTACGCTGATCAGTAGATCTCTTACGTGAACTAGACTGAATGCAGAATTAACTGTTTGGTAAGCAGTCTGGTTACCGAAGATAACAACTCCAAGTCCTCTCTTTTTGATGATTGGGTTGATACCGAAAGGCTCTAACCATCCTCTATCTTCTAGAGTGAAATCATATTCAACTCCGACTAGGTTTGTTCCTGCGATTGTTCCTCTCTTCTGACCTGCCACAATAGCGTATGGTTCACCGTTTGCAAATTTAGCAACGAAGTTGTTGGAAACAAATGCTGCTGGTGGAACGTTTACGTTTCTGTTGTTCTCTCTTAGAGTGATATAAGGAGCGTAATATGCTGCAAAAGAAGCACCTAAAGCTTGAGTAGGTAGAGAGAAAGTGTATGTTGGGTTCAGAGAAAGATTACCTCCGTCTGCAATATATTGAGTTTGTAGAGATGGATACGGATCAGCTGCAGTAGGAGCTGCGGTAAATCTAGGATCTACAGAAGCCTGGAACTGAGCCATTGAAGGAGCATTGATCAGAGCAAGAGCTTGTCCTCTCATCATCGCCAATTTACTCAATTGAGACTTAGAGTTAGGTAGGATTACTCCGCTGAATGTATCAACGATGTATCTGAATGAGATAACGTCTTTAGTTGCGAGTGTTGCTGCAATGTTCGTGTTGTACATTACATCTAGGATTACTTCTACTCTAGCATCAGTTCCGTTTGGCCTGTGGAAGTCGTTGAGTTGGAATCCTTCTAGATAAGTAAAGTCAAATGATGTGGTGAACTGAGGAATGGATTGGAACTTTTGAACTTGAAGTCCTGTATTTCCTCCTGAGTAGAAGTAGATAGGTCTTGCAGTTGTTACGGTTACAATGTTATTCAAAGATGTAGTAGCCACCGAAGTAACCTTAGTCAATCTCTGTTGTCTGTTAGTATTCTCAATCTGACATAGATCTTGGTCAGTAGAAACTAGCAGATCTCCTACAGATACAGTGTATAATGAACTGTCCATCTTGAATGAGGTAACACTAGTCTTTCCTGCGATTCCCCCGTTAACGTCGATGTATTCGTTAATACTTCCAACAGAAGAAATGATATCCAATTTATTTGTTGCAGGATATCCAGCAAATTGTCCATTATCTATAGAAGGGAAAGATGATCCGAAGTTGGTAATTCCCTCTAGCGTGTTGCCTGTTCTAGAAATGTTGGTGTACCCAAATGCATAGTAGATTGAATATTGATCCCTGTCAACGTCCTGGTTGTAAGAAAGATACTGAAGGTCTGTACCTGCCGGATTCTGATAGATTGTATCTCCGTCCTGTAGTTCTGCAAAAAGAACGTTCTGGTAGAAAGGAGTGGTGATCTGTCCAACTAGTGCATTAGCATATCCGGTTGGGGCAGAAGTAGAAGTTGCTCCGGTTCCACCTGGGCCTAGTGTATATTGAATCCCTAGGGAATCAGAAGCACCGAACTGGTAGGTTGCAGTTGCTCCAATATCTCCAGTTATTCCAAAAGGAGCATAGGTTGTAGTTCCATAATCTGAAGCAAGCGGAGTTACTATAACACCAAGGTTTCTATATTGGGTGGTGTCTAGAGGGTGACTGAATGCGATCTGAAGATTCCCATTAACCTCATTAACATTTGCAACCTTGAGTTTTACTAGATCTCCTTGGGCAAACTGATTTATAACAGAACCAGTTAGTCCTGCAGGGAGGGTTGTAATTTGTCCAACTACATAAGGATTGTAGCTAGATGTGGGGGTTAAGAAGTTCTTTAGATCCAAAAGATCTGCTGCAGACATTCCAGAAAAAGGTCCGGATGCTCCGGTAACCCCAATTAGGAAGTGAAGTCCTGCAACGTAAAGGTTAGAATTATAAGGCTGGAATCCGTATTGGGAGATACCTGCTGTTCCGCCGAAAGTAGCGGATGGCTTGTAGCCAGGAAGACAGTATAAGCTACCAACTGGTCCGGTTTCCCCTGTCGAGTCGGTTAGGATTGAATAGTTTTGGGTGTAGATATAGTCTTGAAGAAGATTCTGATCATAAGACAGGAAATTAAGCTTCGCATCAACAATATCTCTGTCTCCAGAAAGTTCATCGATTAAGTGGTTTCCAACTAGATCCACTTTATAAGGATTAGTACAAAGATTTTCTAGAGCTTGCTCATCAACTGCACAGAATAGTCCATTACCTGGGGTATTGTTGTTGATCAGGGTCTGAATATACTCGTTATTACCATTTAGGTTAACGAAATCGATAATCAAACATCCTGTTGTAATAGAAATGATCTGAACGTCCTGTTGATTCAAGAAGTTGGTCATTTGACTCTTGATAAATCCATTAGGGGTAAAGAATCTGCTCCACTGAGGATCTTGAGAAAGAGCAACATAGTCTGTCCAGTCTCCTGCAACTGCAATTACATCTATAAACCAATCAGAAATGTAGTCATAAGGGTTAACATAAGACGGAACATTACCTGCTCCATACCAATCGATTGCAAAAATATCATATCCCTGTAGAGGAGGATTAGCATCTGTTGATTTTCTAACTATGACAGACATAGCAGTAGAACCAAGATTTACCAGGTTGAAAATTCTTCCTTGATCTACAATAGATCTAGTTGCCAAGAAATAATTGGTGTCTGCATACCAGAATCTCTCCTTGTTGTAGTACGATGCTAAAAGCCTATCCGTGAGGACTCCGTTCGGCTGCTCAGTGTCCACGGAATACCCAAAATAAGGGGTTTTATCTGCAGTTGGGCTGTCCGCATCGTTATTGAGTCTAAGTAGATTCAAAGCGAAGACTGGGCCTGCGTTTAGACAGGTGAAGA